CGCGCCTGGTGCGATTTCGCGTCATCCGAGGATCGAAAGACGCGAAATCGCACCAGGCGCGGCCCGTGCACGCCATCTGCCATTGCATCTGCGTCAGATATTTCGACGGGACAGTGCCGCTGAGCAGCGTGTCGATATGAGTTGCGGTGTTGGGGCACTTGATTTCTATCAGCCCGTCTTCCCCGACAAGGCCGTCAGGGCTCGCGCCAGACTCGGCGATCGACGGATGAGGCACAAAACCGACCTGCAGCACCGAGACGTCGCGGCGGAACTCGTATGCGGCCCGCGCTTCGGGCTCCGTCTCGGTGCCATGCACCATTGCGGCGTTCGTGAAGCTCTCGGCAACGTCGCCGGTCAGGCGCTCCGCCACAAGCTGCGCGAGATAGTTGGCGCGCGAGGCGCTTGGGCCGCTTTTGGTCTTGGCGATGATATCTGCGACACGCGAGGCCGTGACCTTGCCGCAGCGCTCAGCGAACCATTCCGTGGATCCCTGTTCGGTCATTTCTGCGCCCTCTTGGAGTTGAGGGAAGCAATTGCACGGTCGTATTGCGCCGCTGGCAGATCGGGCAGGGCGTCGATTTTGAAGTAGGCGCAGAAGCGGGCCACATCCGACTTGGTTTCCTCGATCAGCGCCCGCAATGCGGTGAGTTGCGCTTCGGAAATCGTCTCAGCCATCCCGGCCGCTTTGCCGTCGTCGTCCTCACCGCGCGTGGTGATGTTGAGGAGGGCCATGGCAGTGTAGCGCTTGCCGTAGCTCGTGCTCGATCCGATCGCCTGCACGTTGTTTTTGCTGCCGGTCGAATCCATCGGCAGGCTCAGCGTCGTCTCATCGAAGTGGCCTTCGCGATGAGAAAGGACGCCGGTCACCTCAACACGGTCGGCCTCTTTCTTGACCCGGAACGACAGCGCGAACCCGTACTCGGCAAGCAACGGACGGATTGCTTCGTTGATATCCTCCCAAAGCGCGTAGGGAGTGTCGTGTCCCGTTTTGCCGTCCTTCGCCGGGACGCTGATCATGCCACGACGCCCAATCACGGGTAGGCTGGGCTGCATTTCAGCGAGGGCGGCGGCGAATGCGCTGCGCGCCTGGCGCTCCGTCAGCCGCTCGTGCATCTGCATAAGCCGCTCCATCTTGTCGATATCGACGGTAGGGTCGGACGCAGCCCGGCTGATGACTTGGAGCAGGGTGGTGCTGTCGTTGAGAATGACGATATCGCCCTCGGAATTACGCTCGGCTACGGCTTGTGCGTTCATGGCGATTTGCTCCAATCTTCGGCCATGCGAAGCGCTTGCTCGCGGCCTTCGGGTGATGAGTTGAACAGGGCGACGAGCGAGCCATCTTCGATGCGTTCGAGCGTCAGCTGCGGGCGATCAATGACGATCTCAACGCTCTGCGGCGTGGATACTGCCCTCATTGCGGAGGGAGGGGATTCGATAGTATCGAGGGTCATTTCGACCTCTCGGCAAGCATGGCATCTGCGACGGCATAGGCCGACTGAGCCCACGCCTTGATCTTGTCGGCTCCGGTCGTGAAGTCCGACCAATCGCGAAGCGGGAGGGAGGCTAAGGTTTGGCCCGCGAACCAGTCGCGCAGCGTCATGCCATAGAAACCGGGGTAAGCATCACCTGACGGTCCGATGGCTACGAATGTCGGGAACGCCGGCTCCATGCCAGCCTGCGCATCTTCGGTACTCATAGCCCAAAACCTCCGAAGAACCACGGAACGACAGAGACAGAAGCAGCTACGAGAGCGAGAAGGGTAAAGACGGGGGTCATTCTTGTTCTGCCTTGAACTCGGATGACGACCAATCCTTCAGGGCGTCGTCATAGCTGGTGAAGGGATGGCCGTGGGTGCCGCATGCTAGGCAGGCGATCTGCACGTCCTCCCAATTCGACTTACCCGGCTTTGGGTCGGGAAACGCCCAATTGAGCGCCATTTCGTCCTTGCAGCCGCATACGGGACAAGGCTCGGTAATCGCGGGCGCGCTGAACGGGCTCATGCTGCAGCCTCTTCACGTTCTGCCGGCGCTTCGATCTTCTCGATGCGATAGCCGAGGGAGGCGGCAAGCTTGCGGAATTGATCGTCGCCGGCCCTTTCCTTGAATGACGTGACGTGGCTGGACGCTCTGCCGACCCCGAGGTAGTAGGCCGCCGTCAGGCTGTCGGCGCACAGCCTTGCGTGCGTCATTGCGTCGAGTAGATTTGGTGTGCGGCTCATTCGTGTATCCCCATGGTTGCCCGGGTATCGGGAGGGCTTAGGCGGCGGTTTCGGGGAGACCGTCGAGCATGTTCAGCACCATGGCGCGGGCCTGCGTGGCGTCGAGGAGGTTGGTGCCGCTCGGTTCGCGTTTGTATTCGTGCTGAGTGCCGGCGTTGCCGGTTGGCTCGAACTTGACGCCGCCATCCGGATGGAAATCGTAGGGCAGCTTCCACGAGAGGAAGCGGTTCACCATGTAATCGATCTGTGCTTCGGTAAGCATCCTCGTGCTCCTTTGGGTTTGCTATCGGGGGAAGGGGTTAGCCTTCGAAGCCCATTTGCAGCTTGCCGCCGCAGTCGGTCCCCTTGCAGACTGTAAATTTGGTGTGATCGACGCAGGCGCGATTGGTGTAAGGATCGCGGCCTCGGTGGATCACCTCTTTGACGGTGAACCCGTCCTTCGGGTCAGCGGAGCCGCAATAGTTGCACTTCGGGTGATCCGACTTGTCGGTGCGGTCATAGTGTCCCATCGTCTTCCTCTTTCCTTGTGCGGGGGTTAGGCGCTCGCCGGAACGTCGACGTATTCGCTCTTTGGCGTGTAGGGAAACGTCACCGGGACGCGGCTGTCGTAGCTGGTGAAGCAGACGCCGTTGGGTTCACGAAAGATGCGACCATTGATGTCGTAGGCCTCGCCATTTTTCTTGAAAACGTGCGAGCAACGCTTATTCTGAAGCGTGCCTTCGCCGCCGATTTCGGTCCACTCGTCGTCATCGCCGGTAAGCGGAGTCAGCGGCTCGAAACGGGCGACCTTCTCGAACATCGAGATTGCCATTCCAGCACTGAAGCCTGAGTGACCCTCGTCGGCGAATTGCTCGACCATCTTCATGACGGCATCGCCCAGCATCCCGCCATAACTGCTGTCCTTGTCGAACATCCCAGCTTTTGTCAGTTCGAAGCGCGCGTGTTCGGTCAAATTGCTCATGTGCGTATTCCTTTTTCCCGGCTATGCCTGAGCGGATGTGCGGTTGAGTGGTGTGATCGGCGGCAATGCGGCGCGAAACTCGCGCTCAAGCCGCTTGCCGAAGTTTTCGCGGAGGTAGTAGGGGAGTGTGTCGATGCCCGGCACGTCCTCAAGCGCGTATTGAGCCATGACGTATTCGCCGAAGGTTTTGGCACCGACCACGGCAGCAGTGAGCCGCGTTGCTTCCTCGCGGAACATCGGCGACACGCCAGCGAGATAGCGCGCAATCCGATCATCTGTGGCGAAGTTAGCAGTCATGGCTGCTCAGCCAGACGCTTGACGGCCTTCAGCTTGAAAACGGTGTCCACCGTGTCGCCAAAAGCCGATGTGTAGTGCTCCTCGTACGAGAGCGCGGCGAGGTCTTTCACCTCGGCGATTGCCTGCGATGACGTGACGGGCGTTTTGAACGTCGCCCTGACCAAAATGTAATGAACCTTGGATTTCATCTCGTCGGCCCCAGTTCGATTTGCTGAGGACGACAATACACCATGTATCGGACTTGGCAATACGAAATGTATCGCAGTGATGCAAAAAAAATCACATAGGCTCGAATTTGCCGATCACGACGCCTTCGATTCGAACGACTTCATCGGAATCCGAGCTATCCAACATCACGGGTTCTTGATAGCGGGGATCGTCGGAGCAAGGCATCAGGAAGGAACCTTTGCGCGAATAACGCAGCTCCTTGATCGTGTGTTCGACGAGGCCGGAGCGCTCGCGCACGACATGGACTAGCTGGCCGTGTTGAGGGCCACCAGGGTAACGGTCATAGCGCGCACAGATTGCGAAAGCCCCATCCGCTATACGTAAATTAACGCTTGGCCCCTCAACCTTAAGACAGTATTGCGCGCTCGCCGGAATATCGGGGCGAGGCACCGCAGGCACCAGAATCTCCATATCTTCTAGCGCGTTCCCTTCCCGGAATACGCCCGCCGAGACAGTGCCAACTAGTGGCACTTTTATGACGTGGTTAACGACTTCTACGGTCGCCTCCCCGTTTTCACCCGCCAAGATCATCTGGGGTTTCACGCCATAGGCGAGAGCATAGCGCTGCGCTGCGCCGTAGGGAATGTTCCGCGTGCCGTTTTCGTGGCTCCGGTAGGTGACCTCGTTCCAACCGAAGGCGTCGGCCGCGTCTTTCGCCGTCTCGAAACCCTTTGCTTCTCTTAGCCTTTTGAGGCGGTCGCCCGCTGTCCGGTTCATGGCGACACAAATCGCACGCTATACGATACATTGGGTATTGCGTGGTCCCGATACTTTCTGTATCGTAAACGCCATGCTGACCAAACCCCAGACATTCGACGAACTGCTGGCGCTCTGGGCGACGCCCAAGGCGCTGAGTGAGGAGGCCGGGCTTCCATACGTCTCCGCGCAGATGATGAAGCACCGCAAATCGATTGGCTCAGCGCATTGGCAGTCCTTGATCGACTGCCTTGCCGGGAAGGGGATTGAACTCACGCTCGAGGACTTCGCCAGGATGCAAATCCGTCGGCAGTCCGAGCGCCGCCAGCGGGTGGCAGCGTGAACAAGCTGAGGAATGTCTATTTCGCCCGCTGCTTGACGCCATTCGGAACTCCGCTGGGAGCGATCAAGATTGGCTGCTCGTACGGCCACGAGCTGCGGCTGAAGAACATAGCATCTAACCAACCGTACAGCCTGGAGCTTATCGGCGTGGTTCCGGGCCAGATGATCACCGAGGCCATGTGCCACATTTACCTTAAGCGTCACCGGATTGCTGGAGAGTTTTTCTATGAAAACCCGGTAGTGATGTCGTTCGTGGATAGCGCCGTCGAGCGCGGGCGTGCTTTCTTTTTTATCGACGAGGCGGGCACTTCCGACTACTTGCCGAGCCCCGCGCTTGAGGCGTTTATGAATTATCACGGGATCACCGTTGATGATGTATGCGCCTTTCTAGAGCGCGATCCGGCGGCTTACCGTGGGAAGCTTAATGAGCTTAAAAATCGGCGGTTTATAGCCGCTGCGCTGATCGTCGCACAGAGAGCCGACGGGCCCGGCGGCCGGTTCGTTTCTTGGCCGAATGACTGCGTCCTTGGGCTGATCGGCCAGCAACACCGCAACGTGAAGCAGCTGCCGGCGCCTTCGATGAAGGAGGCAGCATGACCCGCGCTCTCGGCTACCTCATTGCGGCTGCGTTTGCTGGCGTCTTCATTGTCGGCGTCGCCTATTTCACTGCCAACATGGTTTCGATGGCCTTGCTATCTCAGGCGCTCGGCAAATGAGCGCGTTCCGGGTTGGGCAGAAGGTCGTGTGCGTGGATGCGTCCGCGAACCCTATGATCACGAACCGTCCGCCCTTCACAGAAGGTGCGGTTTACTCGGTCGCGGCAGTTTACACCTCTCTGCTCGGCAACCTCATACTCGACATTGCCGACGTAGCAAAAGGCGGCGGCTGGTATGCGCGCCGGTTCAGGCCGGTTGCCTACCGACCACAATCCCTCGAGCACGACGTAGAGGCCTTCCGCAAGATAGCTGCTCATCTCCCGGCTCCCGAAAAGGAGTCGGCGGAATGATTGTCATTGGCGGCAAAGCGTGGACGCACCCCGAGCGCGGGGGCAGCGCTCGCTGTTGGACGGATGCGTCCGCGTTTCACCGTCGGCGGTCGGACAATCCACTGATCGCCGCTTCTCGATTTCTTCCTTCCCGGCGCCGCGTCGTTGTTGACGCTTCCACGCGGCAGTTGACCTCCCTCAACGCCGGGCAACTCGGCGTCGGCTTCGGCCGGCGTCGTTTTCTCTCCCTCGGGCGCGCCATTTCCGGCTGCTGCCAGCGTCTTTCCCATGTCGCGCATCATGTCCTGCAAGACTCGTCCGATGCTCGTCATTTCGTTCCGTCGTTCGCCGCTCATGTGTGCCGTCCTTTCGAGGAACACCATGGAGCAAAACATGTCGGAAGTGCCCAAAGTCTCGTCGGAGTTTTCCAAAATGTCGACTGCTGAGTTCGCGCAATTCGCGATGCAGAACCGTCTCGCGCCGCGCTCGATGGGGCCAGTGCTCAAGGTGCGACTTCCGCACGCCGTACGAGCGCTTGCGAAGCGCAATTGGACGGCCAACAGGGTGCGCGACACTTGGTATCGAGACGCGAGGGCTTCCGAACCGACATGGGACGAAATCAGGGATTTGGAGGAGCTGACAGGGCTCCAATACGCGCGGCGGGAGCTCCATGAAGTCGACAACCTCATTCACAACGCGGATCGCCTCCTTAACGGCACCGATCCGGATTTTCACCGCCCGTTTGTTGCTGCGCTCCGCGCGCTCTTTGGCGCTCCGGATCGCTCCCGAACTGGCGACTGAACCTCAACCCTCCGACGACTAGGGGCAGATCATGGGGCTTCTACAGCGCATTTTCGGCAAAGAGCGCCGGGTGTTCAGCACCCGCGCTTCATCGCGAGAACAGGCCAAGGCGCTTCGGACGAAAGACGAAACGACAGCCGCTCTCCGAAGCTACGTGGCGAAGCGCAAAACCGCTGAGCTTATGCAGGCGAGGGGGCGGGGGTTGCTGACCAAGCACGCGGTCAGGCTGGGCTCGTCAAATCCGGATCGTCTCGCTTGGGCGAAGATCAATTTGTCTGGCGGTCCGCCGCATGATCCGCCAATCCCTCCCCACCAAGCGCGATAGAGCGGAGTCCCAGTAATGGCTGATTGCGTTTTGGGTGTGGACCCAGGCCTGTCTGGTGCGATCTCGTTCTACTTCCCGAACGAGCCTGGGTTGATCACTGCCGAGGACGTTCCGGTTGCCGGCGGCGAGATCGATGTCGCGACGCTGGCGCGTCGTCTTGAGCAAATGCGGCCGACCGTCGCCATTGTCGAGCGGGTCGGAGCGATGCCGAAGCAGGGCGTCGCTTCGACCTTCAAGTTCGGCATGGCCTTCGGAATGGTGCGCGGCGTCATCGCCTCCTGCGGCGTTCCTATGCATCTCGTCACGCCGGCCGTGTGGAAGAAACACTATCGCCTCGACAGCGACAAGGAAAAGGCCCGCGCGCTGGCGCTGAGGCTCTGGCCGTCGTCGGAGGCGTTCGGTCGCAAGAAAGACCACGGCAGGGCTGAGGCGGCGCTGATCGCGCGCTACGGCGCCGAAATGATCGTGAGAGCGAAATGACTCTGCCCTGGACAGATGAGCGCATCGAGACCTTGAAGCTCCGATGGCGCGAAGGTTTCAGCGCGTCCGAAATCGCTGCGGAGCTTGGCGGCTCGTCCCGCAATGCTGTGATCAGCAAAGTGCATCGGCTGAATCTACCCCGTCTGGCTCACAATCTCGAGCGCAAACGGCTCGTCGCTGCCGATCGTAAGAAGCCAGCGGTCAGCCGCATAGCGAAACACAAGCGCCGTCCGATTGGACCGCCGGCCGATCTGCCAATCCCGCCAGTTCCGTCGGTAGGGCTTCTCTCGCTGCTGCAGTTGACCGAGCACACCTGCAAGTGGCCGATCGGTGATCCGAAGCTGGCCGGTTTTGGCTTCTGTGGGTCGGTGTCAGTTCCCGGCAAGCCGTATTGCGCTGACCATTGCAGTCAAGCGTATTCGCGAGTTTCCACGGTCGTCGGCCATATCGGGGAAAACTCACTTTCTGCGGGTCATTTCCAGCGAACCACCGCATCGTCGCTTCATGTGCAGAAGGGAACGCAAGGTGCCTAGAAGAGCGGCGAAAGCGAGCTTGGACATTCTGGAAGCCGGCATCGATGTCACCTCGATGGTCGGCGCTCAGCCGCTAGCCGAAGAGCGCTATCGCGAAGCGTTCGCAGTCGCGACCAGCAATCCAACTGTACCGAATTTCAGGGCGTGTGTCGTCGCTTACGACGACCTGATCCGAATTATTGAAGGGGCAACTTATGGCACGAATCCGGAGCATCAAACCCGAGTTCTGGACTGATAGCAAAACCGGGACTTTGTCCGAGTTTTCTAAATGTCTTTTTCTCGGGCTCTTGTCTCAAGCTGACGATTTCGGGGTGGTGGAGTGGCGCCCGATCGAATGGCGCGCGAAGATATTCCCGTACCACTCCGACACTACTACCGGAACGGTTCAAGCTGCCTTGGTGGACGAGTTATTGCCAGCGGCGCTCCTTCAAATTTTCTATCGGCAAGACGAGGATGGTCTGACCAAGCAGTACGCATTCATCAGAAATTTCGGCAAGCATCAGGTTATCAACAAGCCCAGCCTTCCGCTGCTGTTTGGCTGGAAAAAGAACGACACACCAAGGAGTTACGCAAATAGGAATGGAGATGATTTTGACGAAATCGGCGTTGCTTCCGACGGGATAACCCCAACTCCCCCTGAGGGCTCCCGGAGCACTACGGTAGTACTACCCTCTGGAGAGGAAAGGAAAGGAGAGGAAAGGAACAGTTCCGAAACTAACGTTTCGGGCGCCGAGGCGCCGGCAAGCAACGTTCATCCGATCGACGCGAAGACGGCGCTGTTTCGCGAAGGACTGACGGTCCTGTCGGAAATCACGGGCCGCAATGTCGGTAGCCTGCGATCCGAGGTCGGCAGATGGTGCAAGCTGACTGGCGATGATTACGCCACAGTGCTGGCTAGCATCAGGCGCGCTCGAGACCAGGGCGTGATCGGCCCTATCGCGTGGATCGAAGCTTCGCTCAAGCCGAAAGATCCTGACGCCGCCATCTACCGCGGGGTGCTGTGATGGCCGACATTATCGAAATCAAACGGCTCTTGGCAGCATCGGCGCAAACGGTTGCCGAAATGCTTCTACCCGGCGGCCGGCGAGAGCAGCAGGAATGGCGAGCTGGGTCGACTGCCGGCGAAAAGGGACAATCGCTTGGCGTACACCTATCTGGACCGAAAGCGGGAATTTGGCAGGACTTCGCGACTGGCGAGGGCGGCGACCTGATCGACCTATGGTCCGTGTGCCGTGGCGTTCCCCTGGCGCAGGCCTTGGAACAGGCTCGTTCGTGGCTCGGCATTGAGCGTCCACAGGCGTATCGCCAGGACGAGCGCCAGACGTACACGAGGCCGCCGAAGCCGAATTGCACTGCTCCTGTCGGCCGCGTGATGGACTACCTGACGCAAGACAGAAACATCCCTGCTGAGATTATCGCTCGGTACAAAATCGCGGCGTTCGGCGATCAGATCATTTTCCCGTACCTTCTACCCGACGGGACGCTGGCGCTAGCCAAGGCACGCAAGGCCGAGGCAGGCGCGTCACCGAAGCCGACCGCGGCGAATTGCGAGCCGATCCTGTTCGGCTGGCAGGCGGTGCCTGACGATGCGCGGGAGGTCGTAATTACTGAAGGCGAAATCGACGCGCTCTCGTGGGCCGCTTATGGCCGGGTGGCGATGTCGGTCCCGTTTGGGGGCGGTTCAGGCGGGAAACAAAACTGGATCGAGAACGAGTTCGA